CACACCGCTGGAGGGGGTGGTCCAAGAAAGCACTCCTGAACCATCGGTTGTTAAAACTTGATTAGCGTCGCCATCGTTTGCTGGCATAGTTAGCGTGTAGCTTCCAGACAAAGTACCCGGAGCCTGCAGGGCAACATACTCTCCACCTGCCGAGTCCTGAAGACGCAGATCGCCTTGGGCCGTGATGTCTACCTGGGTAAACACACCGGTGCTGGGTGTTGTTGCGCCAACTGAGCCGTTAAGCGGGCCAGAAAACGCCGCCGATGTCAGTGTTGTCCCGTTAAACGTCAGGTTGGCAGAACCATGCAGGTTGCCGTTGTCGTTGTACTGGACCTGCGTATTTGATCCGCCTGCGGACGCGCCCACGCGAACAAAGTCTGAGCCGTTCCAAGCCACTAAGGCCTTGTCCCCTGTCGCTACCGTTACCCCAGTAGTAGCAGCACCTTTAATAACCACCGCTGCGTCAGACTGGTTAATAACAATGTACGCCTTGGACTGGGCAGGAGCAATGATATTTCGGCTAGTACCAGGTGTCCCTGTCGGGATCAGCACCGCACATCGTGCTTGGTTCACTGCTCCAGAGCCGGTTGTAGTTAGTGTCCAATCACCACCGGTAACACTATTGGTTGCCGTACCAGCAATGGAATCTTCCACCAACTCGGTAATGCTGTCGTTAACAACGGTTCCCCACGTACCGGCAAGTTCGCCGGTTACTGGTAGGGCAAACCCTAATAGGGAGGTATATGCGGTTGCCATGTCTATTCCTTATGCTGCTACGTTTACTTCAACCCAATTTGCTGTTTGAGCATCATTAACCTGTGTCCACCCACCAAATTGTACTGTTCCTACTGCCCCAGTGCCAGATACTCCTGTCGGTACTATAAAGTCATTTGCAACAATTGAGACATTGTTTACAAAGCCCTGTCCAGATACTCCAGAAACTGAGACCCTTACTAATCCTCTTGCGGTTCCAACGTTTCCAGTCCCCGCTACGCCAGTGAGAGTGACACCCCCGTCGTAGACAAAACTTACTGTGCCAATACCGCCAGAACCTTGTACTCCAGTAGGAACCTTGGCCAACGCTAGTGCTACGTCCCCAGCTGCTCCAGTCCCATCTACGCCAGTTACTGCATAACTGACTGCTGGCACCTCATCTCCAACGCTTCCGGTGCCTGCTACACCCGCCGGGGTGTAAATCAAGCCAATACTTACGTTTACCGTTCCAACAGCGCCATTTCCTTGGACACCATTTGGTACTACAACATCATCAACAAGAACAATAAAGCCGCCTATTTCAGCAATGCCTTGAACTCCGGTCGGCGTAACAGACAAGGCAAAATCTGCATCGTTTACTGCCCCAGCCCCGGAAACGCCCGTAACCATGTAGGCTATGAGCGGTGTCGGTGCGGTTACTTCTCCAGTTCCTTCAACCCCTGTTGGGATAACTACGTCTTGTACAACAAAAGTAACGGTGCCTACAGCACCGGTACCTTCAACTCCATCTACTACATAGGCAGGGGATATCCCGCTCCACGCGTTATATCCCCAGGCGCCTTCGCCCCACCCTTGATTCCAAGTCGTGGCTGCCACATTGTCTTCCGATTAAGCAATCCGAATGATGGCTGTTGCAGCAGCAGGCGACGGGAACTGGATCTGGAAGTCACCGCTCGATACCTGCTGGTCACCACCAAAGCTCAGAACTGCGCAAGCAGGGTTACCCGCAGCAGTGTCGTTATAAATAATTCCACCAGAGGTGGTGAAAGTAGCTGCCGACCAGGTGGTGTTGTCAAAGTCACAAACAGCCGTAGTGCCGTCTGCCACAGGAGTAACCGAGGTCAGCGTGTTGCCGCCAGTCGTGTATCCGCTACCGTTGGCTAACTCGTCAGAGTTAGAAGCCAATGTGTCATAGCTAGTTGTTGCAGCGCCATATGTACCAGTAACGGAAGCCGTTGCTTTGCCAAGGGCCAGCTTAAACGTATTACCGGTTGAAGCTGTGAAGTTGTGAACGCCCTTTAAGATCTCGACTTTGAACGAGGTGGGCATTGCGGTGGTAAATCCAGGCATTTTATTTCTCCAAAAGTTGAGTTAATTCGGGATGTCCCGCATCGCGGAGACGGTTTGCAAGCGTGGTGTGGTTAGACCTTACGCACTGATTGCCATAGCTAACCAACACTGCACGAATGTGTTGACGAAACGCCTCGGCCTGCTGACGAATTACAGGATCTGCGTTAGAACTAATTGAGATGATGCGATCGAGAGCATTCTCAGCCAGCTCTTCCGGCGTAAATCCACGACCAGAAACGCACATGGCCTTGATTTCCCCTAAAAGCACACCACCAGAAGCTGACATCATGGCCCAGGACTCTCCGATTTAATCTTGATACGAACCATGCCATCACGGTATTCGTCACGGCGACGGCGACCCTGCTGCTCAATGCCCAGACCTTGCACAGCCTGTTTATAACTGTTCTCAAAGTACCCAAGCATGTCCCCGGGACCCTTGGTGTAACTATAAGCTTGAACTAAACAGGCGTAAAGGAGTGCCTCTGGAGCATTTAAACTTACCCATGTGGTCGGATTAGTCGCCGAAAGTTGCGCAGGACGATAAATGTAACCAAGTTCAACCGCAAAGTTCGCGTTTGGGGTGGGTGCCAGATAAAAGGTATTCTGATCCCATACGGAGTAATACTTTGGAACACCCGTATCCACTCCATCAGGCCAATATTCCTTCATAAATGAAGTGTCACGGAAGTCCAAAAAGATCTGATCCCCGCCCGCAGATGTCAGCATCATGTACCGATGCGTCAAAATGTCGCTCGGAGCAGTCAAAAACTTGTTTCCGCTTGTTACAGAAGCGGTAGATTCCTTCTTAAACACATCCAAATCAATATCTCGAAGGATGCGGTTCTCCGCCATTGTGATAAACGTGTTAATGACCGCATTCGTGAAGACGTTTGCGTCTACCTCGGTGTAGTTCCGGATGTTCGTAACGAGTTCGTCGTAGGTCATGGCGTCAAGTTATTACGATAGTTACTGTCCCAACGTGCCCGTATCCCGTGACAGGGGCCTGCTGCGGAAAAGGTTGCATGTTGGTCCGGTTAATAGTGCTGTAGGCGCTCCCAATACTTTGAAAAGCACTGTCGCCTGGTTCGCCAAGGTACACAACCACAGGCTCGATACGGTCTGGGCGAGGGTCGCGAAGAGCAATGGCGTCTCCCTTATATCTAAGGGGCTCCAACTGAGGCTCTTTTGGCTCGTAGTCTTCTGGGCAAACCATGAATCCGCGCCAGTTTTTACGCAAGACGTTATAGGGGTAACGTTGCCCACAGTAATCACATAACGCGAAAGAGAATTTGCCGGTTGCATAGGCCATTTCACATCCCTACGTCCGGCACAAAGTATACGCTTGCCGTGTCGCGGTCTTCTTGTGCAGCACGGGTAAAATCTTCTTCGTAAATCTGCTTAAGTACGGCCGTACGCTCAGGTGCAAACTTTAATGAAAGCTGATAAGCAAGCCCAGAAGCCAAACACGGCAAGAACCGGAAGTTTACGTCGGCCGTGTTCGTGTACACGCCAGCATCCTGAATACGTCTAATCCGATAATAAACAAAGGTATAGAAACTGCCCTGTGCTGCAGGATACAAAAAGACCTTGGTCGGATTGGCCCGCTGCACGTAATACTGGGCTGGACGAGCTGTTGTGGTCTTGTCAGGAACGTTTAACCACTCTTCACGGCTGATCCGATCAATACTGATGTCGGTTGACGGGCTTTGAGTGGCATCTCGAATCACCGCGGACAACACATTGACCGTATCCGAGGCCAAAGTGATCTCATTCATCCCGTTCGTTAACGGATACGTGGCAAATTCAATTGTCCAAAGGTTTAACCCTCGGTTAGCCCAGTCCAAAAACAACAAATTCAAAGAACGACGTGCGCTGGAGAGCTGATAACCAGAAGTCATCCGCATCCCGCAACGCTCAAAAGCCTCCTCGATAAGCTGCTCTATATCGAGATCAAAGGTCGTCGTTCCAGAAGTTGCCATTTAGCACATTCCGCCTTTTTTGTAGCCCTTAACTGCCATGCCGCCGCCCATCATGCCCATAGCCATCTTTTTGTGAGCATTAATTGCGCCGCCGTTTTTCATCATCACAGGACCGGTCTTCTTGCTAGTCTCGGACAGCATTTTATTGCGCGGGCC